GAAAATCATGGTTGCGATCAACCCTGCAGTCGGCTTAATGGCCAACATTCTTAGGCCGTTCAACAGTCTGCTTGGCATTGGCAACGACAGCCCAGTTGCAACACCGACAACTAACTTGCAACAAATTGAAGCAAGCCAAAGAGCTGTAAGCACAGCCATCCCGTCAATACCGACTATGCCGTCTATGCCTGCTCCAGCCGTATCTGGTGGCGGTGGTGGTGGCTCATCCAAGCCTGCACCGATTAGCAGGGAAATGCAAAGAATTGCCAACATGGAAACGATTAACGCACCACTCTCAACGCTTAACCCTGGTGCACAGTTCGGCATTCAGGAGCGCATGGCAAACGTGAATATTAACGTCACAGGCGGACTCGCTACTAGCGCCGAGATCGGCGAGTCGGTCGTTAACGCCTTGCGCGCCTACTCGCGTAGCGCTGGGCCGTTGCAGTTACAGGTGGCGTAATGCCAGGCGTAGCGGTTGTTGACTCTGGCAACTATGACCTACAAATCGCCACAGGATTTCAGGTTGACGCGTTCGTGCTTGATGACCCGCTTAAAGGCGTACTAAATAACACCGAGTATGTGCTGGACGGTACGACCGAGTTTGCCGATGTAATGGACTCGACTGTCAGCATCAACGTGCGGCGCGGTCGCCGTGACGTAGGCGATCAGTTCAGCGCTGGCACAATGACATTTACCATTCAAGACGTGGACGGGATCTTTAACCCGTTTGACCAAAACAGCCCGTACTACGACACCCCACAAGCCAAGCCAGGGCTTGCCCCATTGCGCGAAGTACGACTAATCCGTTACAGCTCTACCAATGTGCCAGAGTCATTGTTTAGCGGTTATGTCGTCAACTACGACTACAACTTCGCGCTCGGCGGTTTAGACACCGTGACCGTGTATTGCGCTGACCAGTTCTACCTACTTGCACAAACATTCCTAGACCAATTAAACGTCACCCCAGAGACATCAGGCGAACGCATAGAAACAGTCCTAGACCTGCCAGAAGTTGACTTCCCAGCAGGCGCTCGAAGCATCGCCACAGGCACCGTCAACCTAGGCCACGACAGCCACTACACCGTGCCGGCAGGAACAAACGTGTTGCAATACATCACCCAAATTAACGACACCGCCGAGTTTGGGCGCGTGTTTATGTCTAGGGCTGGCGTGTTTACTTTTCAAGAGCGCATTGGAAACACGTTAAGCGCGCCTGTAGCCGATTTCCATGATGACGGCACAGGATACAAATTTGATGGCGTGGGCATCAGTTTTGAAGCTGATTCGGTAATCAACAGATCAGTAGTTACGGGCTTAGACGGAGACAGTTACACAGCAACTGACGCTGGCTCAATCGCAACATACTTTATTCAAACCTCAAGCATCACAAACAGCTTGTTACATGAAGCAGGGGCAATTCAGACCGCTGCCGAGTACCTGCTAAACCCAGAGCCCGAACCGCGCTACACGTCCGTGGCAACCAAATATCTGATGTTGACCACAGCCCAAAAAGACACCTTGGCAACGATAGATATTGGCGACACAATCAGCGTGGAAAAGTCGTTTGCTAGCGGTACTGGCACAACCCAGTTGGCTCAAGAGCTGTCAGTTGAGGGCATCGAGCACCGTCTGGATTTCAGCACAGGCCACAGCGTCCTGTACAGCACCGCACCAACCACAATCGTTTTTGAACTGATTTTGGACAATGCGATATATGGCCGTTTAGACGCAGAAAATGTCTTAGGATAGGAGCACTTATGGGAGCCAACGCACAAACCGCAGTACCAGCATTTACCGCAGGCCAAGTACTTACTGCCGCGCAAATGACCGAAGTCAACACGGGCATTCCTGTATTTGCCACAACAACTACTCGCGATGCCGCTTTTAGTGGTACAGGCGAAAAGGTGCTTGCCGAAGGCCAGTTTGCCTACATTGAAGCAACTAACACGACCCAGTACTACGACGGATCAGCCTGGGTCGCCATTGGCGCTACCCCTGGTCTTGTGTGTGTGAAAGCACAAACAGCGTTTACCGCCGTTTCAAGCATTACCGCTGACAACGTTTTTACCGCCAGTTACACAAACTACAAAATAGTTGTCAATTACACGACATCGACAAACAATGACATTTTCTTAAAATTGCGTGTCGGCGGCGTTAGTGCTTCAACAAACTACAACCGCGTGTACTTGCAAGGCAACGCCAGTTCGGCAGCCGTTGCTACATCAACTGGGCAAACATCAATGCTAATCGGTGTCAATAGTCAGACAATTAACGGAACCAGCATTATTGAATTGCACCGCCCAGCAGAAGCAACAGCAACAATGATCACAGCAATTAACAACATGCCAACAGGCGGGTCATACACAAGCCCTGCTATTTGGAACTTTGGCAACAACCACAGCACAGCAACCGCTTATGACGGCGTTGAATTGTTGGTGACTGGCGGTTCAACTACTGGCACCTACACAATTTACGGTTACGGGATAACGGTATGACAATTAAAATTAACGACAACGGCATTGACCGCGAAATGACAGAAGAAGAATTGGCCATTTATACAACGTCAAAAAAAGCCATACAGCAAGACGAAAAAATTACAGCTACAGAATTAGCAAGCCGTCAAGCACTTAAAGAAGCAACCCTTGCCAAACTTGGTCTTACTGCCGACGAAGTAGCTGCCCTACTATCGTAATGCGATGGCGTCCGTTTATCGGTTACGCGCTGCTAGTTGTAGTGGTTGCGTGGGCGGTTTCTAGTTGCGGTTATGACGGCTCATATCGCTACCCATGCCAAGACCCAGCCAACTGGAAAGCACCAGAATGCGAACCACCGATCTGCAACCCATCTGGCACCTGCACACGGGATTTAATTTATGAGACCACGCCTTAAACCCGAAGAGCTTCACGCTCGACTAATCGTTGTTGTCGGAATCATCCTTGCCAGCGTGTTTGCAATCACCGTACTCGGCTTCGTCTATGCGCTTATGTTTGTGACCCAGCCGATCGGCCACCAAAGCCCCAACGACTCCGCATTCATAGACCTGCTCTCAACCCTGACCGTCTTCATGACCGGCACGTTGTCAGGCTTAGTGGCCTCAAACGGACTAAAGTCAAAAGCGAAAGAAGGAGCCAAAGATGTTGAAGCCTAAAGACAAAGCCCTACTCGCCTCATACGGTCGCTCGGTCATCGCAGCGGTCATTGCGGTTTACTCAACAGGCAACACAGACCCAGCCGATCTAGGCAAAGCAGCGCTCGCCGCGCTTGTGCCAGTTCTCATCCGATATGTGAACCCTAAAGACTTGGCATTTGGTCGTGGCAATAGCCAAAGCTAAAGCAGGCGTGCCTAACGCACGCGATTACATAGGCAATGCGGACGGTGCATCACCAGCGCCACGTGCCGGCATGAACGAATGGATTAAGCAAGCAATCGCCGCATCTAACGGCGCGCTATGGAACAACGGTTCTTGGGGTCAACGTGACATGCGCGGCAAGCCAGGCTCATTGTCGGTGCACGCAACTGGCAGAGCTGTTGATCTGTCGTATCGCAAAAGCGAAAAGAACCCAAAAGCAGGACGCAAAGAAGCGCTGGTCTTTATTGACAAACTTGTTGCCAACGCCAACGATCTTGGTTTGCAATGTATTTTGGATTATTTCCCAGAACCACAGGGTCGAGCATGGCGTTGCGATCGTTACGCATGGCTCAAATATGACAAGCCAACAATTCACGGTGCGCCAGGTGGCGATTGGTTCCACATTGAAATCACACCACAAGCCGCCGACTCGGTGATCTTTGTAAAAACCGCATTCTTAAAGGTGTTCGGGGAAATCCCACCCAAGGCTTGATCTATGTTCTAGGGTCGGAGTACCGACAAAAGGACAGGCAATGACTGACCCACAGATCTTTGATTACAGCGTCTATACAGGAGTGATGGACAACGGCCAAGAAATCTTGGTTCAGATCTTTACTAACCCAGAATCGGGCAAGTTCCTTATGGGACAAATTGCATTCAGATCGCACGTTTCATCATGGGGCGTGCCCATACCTTTGGAGAAACGATGAACTATTTTGCAGAGAAAATTATAGGGCTAGTGCTTTGTACGGTCTTTGGCTTTACGGTCGCTGTGGGGGCTCCTGACGCGTCTGGCGCCACACCTGACACCATCGCCTTAGCGCCCTATCTGATAGAGCCAAGCACCACCACGTCCAGCACATCGTCAACAATCTTTATTGACCCGTACAGCTCGGATTGCGAGCAGTTCAGCGCGCTTGCCGTCAACCTTGGCTGGCCTGCCGATCAGCGAACCGTGCTCGAGTCAGTCATGTTCAGGGAATCGCGTTGCATTCCAAACGCAGTCAACAGCAAAGACCCAAACGGCGGGTCGCGTGGACTTATGCAGATCAACGGATTTTGGACACCATGGCTTAAAGATGCCGGCATTATTACCGACGCAGAAAACCTGTTACAGGCTGATGTTAATTTGCGCGCAGCGTTAGCTATTTACAACTACGGCGTAGAACGTCACGGTTACGGCTGGGGGCCATGGAGTGCAACAAAATGAGTGAAGGCGTGGCATGGAATCAAGGCGAACTATCAGAAGAAACCCGACGAATGGTAATGGAGCAAATGATGACAACAAAACACGACATGGCAATTTTTAATTTAATTAACGAAATTGCGGACATAAGCACTAACCCGCACGCAAGCATCATTCAGCGTCTTAAAGGCATGAAGAACTCGTTGTCATTAGAAGAACCAATGCCATTGCACGATGTGACTACACTCGACTTAGCAATCAAAGCATTACAAGCACATTCCTAACCGACAAGGAGATTCCGACAATGAAAACCTGCACGATCTGCAAAGAAACAATCGCTTACCCAGACATTCAAGGCAAAACACATTTCGTATGTGACGGTCGTGTGCCGGCAAGAAAACCGTTTGCTGTTGGCATGGCATTATCGCAAGCAAGCGCAGACACCAAATGGACACCCGAAGAACAACGCAAAGTTGACGCTGCAATCGTGCACGTTGCTCGCACAAAAGGCTTCTTTACATCTGACGACATTTGGAAGCACCTGGGCGATCAGTTCCCTGTCACTAAAGGCATCGCTGGACGGCTTAACGCAGCTGCGCGTCGTGGCATTATCCGCAACACAGGAGAACTGGCATACGCACAGCGCGGTGGCGCACATGACCATGCACAACGCCTAAGCGTCTGGGCAGGCATCTAATGGGCTTTGACCTAAGCAACTACGAAACAGTCGAGCAACGCCTTGTGCGCTGGTGGGCTGCATATCCAAACGGGCGCGTGTACACGTGCATGATGAACTACACAGGTGACGCTTGCGTGTTCTATTGCGAACTGTACGCCGACAAGGACGACAAGGTGCCAGTTGCTACGGGCTATGCGGAAGAAATT